TATCCAAAGATTCAGTAACGGCTGACGATTTAAGTGAAGTCGTATTACTGAATTATGAAGATATTGTTAAATCTAACGGAATTCTTACAGCTGATGACCTAAAATACCAAGAGGCTCGCCGCAAGCGAAGGATCAGGAAACTTAATTTTGAAGAACGATGATTAATTTGGACGAACGCTACCATTCTTATCTAGCAAACGAAAACAAATTTTTGACAATTGATGGATCAAAACAGAATGTAAAGGGTTATGGCTGGACAGATGATGGTAGTAAAATCGTAGGGTATTACATCTTGACAGACGATTATAGATTGCTCTATAATCTAGATGAACAGTTTGAATCTATGGAAGAATTAAACTGAATATATACTCTAAGATTATTCTAAATTAACGAGAAAAATTATGTTTGAGATTCCAGAATGTGAAGTCTTCTTCCTGAATACCAAGAAGAAGATTGCTAGAAAACCAGTTTATAATCTCTTCAAAGATAAGTCTATCCTTGTTCTGGGAGTTAGTAGTCCTTATAATCCCACCGATACTCAGATGGTAAAGGACTGGGAGAATTCATATGAAGATCTTAAAGCTGCTGGCAATGTAGATGAGATTTATGTTCTTGTTCTTGCTTCACCTTATGTGGTGGATGCATGGTTCAAGTCTATGAAGATTAAGAAACTGAAGGCAATCCCAGATGGAAATGCTGCTTTTGCATTACGTCTTGAGGGTACGTTTGGTCTATCTAGTGGAACATATGTTGTACGTCGCTGGGATAAAGGAGAGAACCATGGTATTTGGCGAGGTGCTTTCATTGCAGAAGATGCCATCGTCATGAAACATTGGGATGAAGAGTGGGATCAGGCTAATGATAAACGACATAATTTTCCTGGTGAACTTTATGATGAAATGAAACCTGCGACTATGATTAGTAATCTCAAGTTGAGAAATCAAAAATCACGAATTGATGAAGCTAATGCTTCTAGTCTAGTTGACCCTGCTGCACCCGCATAAATGCAATTAAGTCCCGACGAAGTTAAGTACTTAATCCAAGTACTGAGTCAAGCCTCATCGTACACTATTGCCAGAGGAGAACAAATTGATTTCCCTGGTACAAAACATCGAAGATTACTTCAAAAATTCAAGGATGAAGATTTAAAACTTCACCCTTGATACAAAAGTGCCAGTCACACTGGCTTTTAACGGGACGTAGCTCAGTTTGGTAGAGCACCCGCTTTGGGAGCGGGCGGCCGTAGGTTCAAATCCTATCGTCCCGATTAATCATATCTCCACTTATGATTGAATTGACTCTTGCCGAATTTGAAAAAAATTTCGATTCTTACATGGATAGGATCGAACAAAATAAAGAAAGCTTTTTAGTCCGTCATCCAGACGGAAAAGGTGTCGTTGCTATGCCTGCTGACGATGACCTTAGACACCTATGGGATCATGATGATGGTCCTTGACAAACCATTGGTACGACTGTAAAATATACACGTTAACAATCAGAGAAATGTCCACGTCTAGTTCGTTTATTTCAAAGTTCAAGACCCAAATTTCACTACTAGAACAAGCAGTCAACAGAGAGGTTGACATTGACCATCGACACCCTAAAATCTATAAGAAGATTCTTCGATTCTATAGAAACGAAGGTGTCCAATTCTACAACGATCCCGAAGATGATTATGAACTTGTTCTGGAACTTATCTCGGAGGATCTTTATAACGAAGGAATCATTGATTAATGCCTGAAGTAAACCTAGTATTTCCAACTCCTATATGGACAAATAAATTAGGTCTAAGTACTATCTCTAGACTTAAGATTATTGATTTCCTTGAGAGTGTGGGCTGGGAAAAAGGCGAAGATATGTATGGAAGATCTGATGGCTGGAACACTACAGTTATAGATCTTCTTTCTTGTCCTGAGTTGACTGAGGTTGCGGATCTTATCCATAATAATATGGAAAGTTTTGTACATGAATTCCTCGGTGTTATGGATGAGAGGCACTCACTAAGAAGGAGTGACTCTTGGTCAACAAAACAAATGATGGGAGATGCCTGTCATGAACATAACCATAGTAATAGTATCTTCTCAGGAGTTTACTATCCTTCCGTACCTAAAGATTCTGGAGAGTATCTGCACTTTGTTACCTTGTATCCTACATGGAAAACAAATGAGCATGAGTATGACATTGCAGAATTAGGAATACATAATAAGATATGGTTTGATCAGAAACTGGAAGATGATTTGATTGTCATCTTTCCTTCATGGTTAATGCATTCTGTAGGTCCATCTACAAGTGACCTACCACGATATTGTATTCCATTTAATTATGTTATTGATGGTGAGTTTGGCGGTACAACTAACTACTTGAGAGTCTCGGGATGACTCTAAAAGCGCCCTGGTCGGGAGTGTACCCCTTTTAAATATGGACGAGAAAAAACTACCAAAGATAACTGTACAAGCTGCCTCATTCAGCAAGGCTGCTTTTGATGTTATTAGACATTATGCTAAATCAGGTTCTGTCATGGCTGAAGATGAACTCATCGATGCTAGGATGGAAATCTGTCGCTCTTGTGGACGTTATGATTCCGATAGTAACAGATGCTTAGAGTGTGGTTGTTTCATGGCAACCAAGGTTAGATTTGGTGGTACTACTTGTCCTTTAGGATTCTGGTAATGATTAATATCATTGACTATCCTGATAGTGCTTCCTTGAATGAGGAATTAAAATCATGGATAGATTTTCTTCCTAACAGTAAAGAAGAATCAACCAATCTTGTAGTTGAAAAACATACGGGGTATAATACATATCCCGAACCATTTATTAAATTAAAAGATTGGGTTCTAGATCAACTGTCTCTAGATAAAGATACATCAAAGTATCAATTATGGGGTGCCGTATACAATTACGGTGATTATGCCCGTGAACATAGACATGGTACTAGCCAATATTCATTTGTTTATTATGTTTCTGCTCCCCCAGGCAGTTCCCCATTAGACTTTAATGGATATGTTGTTCAACCTCATGATGGAATGTGTGTCATCTTTACAGATGAACCACACTCTGTTCCAGAGAACCATTGTGATGGTAGAATAGTAGTTGCTGGTAACATTAAGTCCTCGTCGGATGGACAATAAATATGCCGACTGGTGCGGATGGGGTTACCCCGCCTGTTTCTTATTTCAGTCAAAAATAAGTGGCGAGCATACAAATCAATTATGAATCATGAACCCATGGGTATCAATTTTGAACCCGAACACACTGACTTTATTGGAATTTATAGGGGAGCTGTAAACCCTGATTTCTGTGATTACCTTGTTAATTACATGAATAGATCCGAACAAGTTATCCCTAGAAATTATACACACGTAAAGGACAAACAGATCTGTCTCGATGCATTCTCTCCTGGAGAAGCTAGAGACCTGATGAACTTTGTAAATCAGTGTCTAGGATCATATATTAATGAGTATCCTTACCTAACTAACTTTAATTATGTTAGTTCTGTAGTGTTGATGCAACATACTCCACCCAAAGGCGGGTATCATTTGTTCCATGGGGAGAATATTAATTGGAACCTTCAGACAAGAACCATGGCTTGGATGGTTTATCTAAATGATGTTGAAGATGGTGGAGAAACTGAGTTTCTTTATCAGGGATTGAAGATACAACCAACTAAAGGTACTGTCGTAATCTGGCCTGGGAGTTATACTCATCTACATAGAGGTAACCCTCCGATGTCAGATAAGTACATTGCAACTGGATGGTATCAAGGATCTATCGGGTTGTCACAAGTAAACACGGCAGGGTTGAACGATCAACAGTATATGGATTCAATGGACGCATGAAGACATTTAACACGGTAGTTCTTAAGATTACAGTTACAATACTGGATTTCTTATATCGTGGGAGAGACTTTCAAAGATTTTGGGTGCTTGAGGAAATTGCTCGGGCACCCTATTTTGCTTTTTTGAGTGTGTTACATCTTAGAGAAAGTCTAGGCCTACGTGGACCAGAACATCTTTACTTGATGAAAGAACACTTCGCACAATCAGTCAATGAAACCGAACATCTTGAGTATATGGAAAGCAGGGGTGGTAATTCTTATTGGATTGATCGCTTTGTTGCCAGACATCTCGTACTTATCTATTATTGGGTCAACGTGGCTTATTATTGGGTGGCTCCTAAGTCTGCATACCATCTCTCATATGAGGTAGAAGACCATGCAGCACATACATACAGTAAATACTTGAAAGATCATCCTGATGATGTTAAAATTGAAGAAATAATGAATGATGAGATTAATCATCGAGAAGAATTATTGAACGCCATCCAAATTATTAAATGACATGAGGATTTTAGTAACAGGTAGTGAGGGTTTTATTGGTAAGGCTCTCATGTATCATCTTAAGTATGAACTTGCCCTTGGAGAGAATGTTGTTGGGTTAGATTTTCCATGTGATATTGCTAACTTCAATGAGTATGCAGATCTTTTTACTCCAAAGTTTGATTGTGTTATTCACCTTGCTGCCTTTGCAAATCTAAGGGATAGTATTGATGATCCAGAAACATTCTGGGAAAATAATGTAGAAAAATCCAAACCTATTTTTGATTATTGCAGGGACACTGAAACCCGACTATTATATGCCAGTTCTGCTGGTGTTTATGAGTGGTGGAGGAATCCATATGCCACTACTAAAAAAGTAAATGAAGCCATGGCTCCTCCTAACAGTGTTGGGATGAGATTTTTCAATGTGTGGGCGGAACAAGACAGTCGGGAAGATATGCTTTACCGAATGTTAAAAGATAATACTGCTGGGTATCTTACAAATCATAGACGTGATTGGATTCATGTTTCTGATGTGTGTAGAGCTATTGCATATTTGATTCCAAGTAGTTATTGTGGTACTATTGATATTGGTACTGGAAAATCTACATCGGTACTAGAGTTGGCACAAATTATGGGTCAGGGACACCTACCTATAAAGAAAGAAACTCCTCATGAACCTGATGAATTGGTTGCCGACACTACAAAGATGAGAGAAATGGGTTGGTTTCCGACCATTGATATCCTTGATGTGAACGATCCACAACCCCACTAAATACAACGTAATGATTAACGATTCTATGACAGTTCAGAAGACAGCACTGGTGCTTGGTGCTGGTGGCTTTATTGGGAGTCACATGGTAAAACGCCTCAAGTCCGAAGGGTACTGGGTTCGCGGCGTTGATATTAAGTACCCTGAGTTCTCTGAGTCTGCAGCAGATGAATTCCGAAGAGATGATCTTAGGGATGCAGAGGCAGTCAGAAAACTGGTACAGGTTGGTAAGACTACCTTTGATGAGATCTATCAGTTCGCTGCCGATATGGGTGGTGCAGGATACATCTTTACCGATGAACACTCGGCAGATATTATGCACAATTCTGCTTCCATTAACTTGAATGTTTTGGATGCAGTTCATAAGGCTAATCAGATCAGGGGTTGTAATAAGACGAAGATCTTCTACAGTTCTTCTGCCTGTATGTACCCAGAACGTAATCAACTGGACCCTGACAACCCTGATTGCCGTGAAGAATCCGCATACCCAGCAGACCCAGACTCAGAATACGGATGGGAAAAACTCTTCTCTGAACGTGTCTACTTTGCTTATAACCGTAACTATAATATTCCTGTTCGGGTTGCTCGCTATCACAACATCTTTGGACCTGAGGGAACTTGGGAAGGTGGACGTGAAAAGGCTCCCGCAGCA